TGAGCATTGCTTTCATGCCGACAGCCGCCATAACGCCGGAAACGTCAAAGCCGTCCGCCTCGACTTTGGCAAAGACGCCGTTTTCTCCAAGCAGTTCCTGATACAGGTCTGGATTGGAGGCGGCGCGGGCAACTACATTCCCCGCTGCGGTGGCGGTGGCGAGAATGTCAGACCTCCAAGAGGCCGGTTTGTTGGTGCCGAAAAGAACGGCCTCATCAATGCGCTGTCCCATAGCGTCAACAATGCGCGGGCGGATCTCGCCCCAAATGTCATAGTTGGCGTCATCAAGCGCGGCCTCCGGGATCGGAATGATAACCGCCAGCTCTTCGGCATAGATCTTTTTCTTGTCCCATGCCTGTTTGCTGGTCTGCTTGAAACCGGTATCACCGTCCACCCAATACGCCATGGGGAGAGCGTCAAGCACGTTAAGGGTCTGCGTCTTGCTGGTCATGTTGGGGAGCTTGCGGCCCATGCGGAGCACGGCGGAGCCCTCCGTTACACCCTGAATAATCTCACGGGTTACAGGTTCCGGAATCAGTCCGGAGAGATCGTTTCTGCTGATAATAGAATTTGCAGGCATTTTAATTTCCTCCTCAAAATGTTGGCCTGTGGTTTATCTTATCCACGCGCTGCGCGGATAAGATCGTTCATGGTCTGATTGACGGTATTTTTACCGCCGTTGCCGCCGTTTAGCCGCCCGCCCAATTCGACGCGTGGAGCGGAGCCGCCGCTGCGCGGTTTGTGGTCCTTCAGGAACTTCTTTGCCGCGTCCTCAAAGTCCTCATCCTCTTCCATGCTCTTTGAGATCTTGTAGGCGTAATAATCTACGTCTTCCGGGTCAACGCCCTGTCTGAGCAGGTAGTTTTCCCGGCGGGCAATCTCAAGCTCCGTCTGCGCGGTATCTCTCTCATGGGTCATGTCCTTGAGCTTTGCCGCGTCATCCTTCGGCGCGTGCGTCTTCTGGTACTCGCGGAAAGCTGCCATTTCCTCATCTGAGGGCTGATTTTTGCGTTCCCTTGCAAGGCGCTTGTTAATCATCTCGTTAACTTCTGCCTGTGTAAAGGTCCTTTCGCCTCCGCCGGTGCCTCCGTTGCCACCTGCGCCGCCCTGTGCGGGATCGGTGCCGCCGCCCTGTGCGGGATCTGTTTCGGGATTCGGATTAGTGATAGGGTCTGCCATATTTTTACCTCCGTTTTATGCCCGTCGGCTTATTTCCGGGTTTACGGCCCCCGTCGGCCCGGTTTAAGGTCTCTCGACCAACAAAAAAGGAAACATGATTGCTCACGTCTCCTGAATTGCTCTTGCGTTTTCGCTGCGGATATGGTATAAACATAGATGAGGGGCGAACCTCTGCTATCATGGCGGGGGGGGCGCTTCCTCAATTTTTATTCCCATATCGTAAAACCGCGATTGCTTCCCGGTCTGAAACAATCAAGATATCTGCTATCTTTCCTGTGTGCCAGTTCATACGCTTTTTGATGACATTAAGCAATACAGAAAGATCATACGGATTGTCCTCAAGATTAAGGATGATTCCGCCTGGGTTTCCTTCAATCTGCTTCAATGCGTGTCTGATTTGCCCGCTTGCGGCATTTTCGGTTGTGATGCTCTTGAGCTCCCATGATTTACCGCGCCATTCATAATCAGGCGTTTTCACATGCTGCCCGTTCTTTTCAAGCAGGCACTTGATATCTCCGCCGAAAGTCTTGTGCAGCCAATTTGCCGTGTCAATCTCTTTCTTGTGGGATTTCAGATCATATCCGTCATCACATGAGATCCGCCCGCTGCCTGGTGTAGCGGCATCAATGTACTCTTGCAGCACGTCATTTTCCGCAACCGGTTTGTGCTTTGGTGCCGGTGGCGGTGTGACTGTGGCTGCTATCCGCGGCTTTGGAGCGGTCCCGCCTGTGATCGGCGGTATCGCGGTCCGGTCAAGCTGCAATGGAAGATCTGCCGCCTTGCTGAATGAACGGTATTCATCACTCAAGGCCCGGTATCGTGCCGCCTCGATGTTATAGGCTTCCTCATCTCCGGCGGCCTTAAACGCGGTCATGCGGCGCTTTACCTTCCGCATGGCTGTTTCTATCTGCCTTTGCTTCTGCGTGGCCTCATACGCGCTGTATTTGCGGCCCTGATAGGTAAAGGGCGGTCTGTCGATGTTCCGGAGCTGTTCATCCGTGTATGTCCGCTCTGAAAAGCCCTCTATAAACGGAAAATGCATGTGACGGCAGTTTGCACCCTCAAGTCCGGTGACATCTCCCAATCCGGTAGCGGTATATATGTACGGGTATTTGTCCCCTCTGTTGAGGCTGTAAACCTTGCCTTGCCATTTCTTGTGATTTTCCCAGCCGAGCGGGCCGTCAACGTCGCGGGCCCCTCTGTGCGCTGAGATTTCGCGGTATGGCGTGTCCATGGTTTCCGCTGCCATTTCGGTATATTGCCCGGAGATCTGCGTCACGCCGGTCATCACGGCACGCCTCACGGCAACCTCGACGCGGTTTCTGTGGTAGACCTCTCCGGATTCATCCCGGTATTCTACCCACTCACCCATAAGGCCGGAGTTTGCCATTTCCCGGATGCCGTCCCGGAGCGCTTCATTGTATGAGCAACCTGAAGACAGGATCTTCATTTCTGCCCGGTCAAGGATCTGCTGATAGGTCCGCTGCACGTCTGACATGGCAATGAGGCCGTCCGGGCCTCGCATACCAAAGCCCATGCTTTGCGTGATGTTCTGCATAACACTTTGGGTCTGCCGGGTTATGGCCTCAATCTCTGCCTGCATGGCGTCAAGCTGCCGCTCTTCCTGTACAATGCTCAACGCGTTAAAGGCTGCGTTGTAATACTCATTGTTGCGTTGAACTGCATTGTTTAACGCGTTGGAGAGCTCACTGTCTGAGATCCGGAGCGTTTTCTTGATCCGGTCCATGATCTCATCAAGCGGCATTCCCCGCCGCTGCAACTGCCTGATAAGCTCAAGCGCGGTGGCGTTCGGCTCTCCCTGAATCGCTATGCTCTCGCATATCTTTTGGATTATGAATTCCTCAAGATTGAGATACAGGTCAATGAGCTTATCCGGCGCATGGGCCAGATAATCCGGAGTGATAGGATATTTCAAACTTCATCCGCGCCCTTCTCATCCTGCACAAGCGCCTCCATTTGAGGCAGCGCGGCCTTTGCCGTCTCTTCGTCTTCATTCATCCACTTCATGCGGAATTCATAGCGCTGCAAGATCCCAAGCCCCAGCATTTGCACGTCACGGGTAAACTCTGTTGCTTTGTCCTCTATGATGGAATCATCAAAGTCAACGCTGATTTCAACATCTTCATCAAGGCTCATGCCAAGGTACGTGTTGCCAAGCCTCAAGATGGTCCGCGCAATCTCAATGAGTACGTCTTCAAGAATGATCTCATGCTTTTTGATGGTCCTGAAAAGCGTGCTGTTCTCACTGACGATCTGTGTAGCGGTTGAGACGTTGCCCCTGTCGAACTTGTAATGCTGCTCACCAAAGCCGCACTTTGCAGAGAGCACGTTGAGCATGTCCTGCATACCGGTTTGGAGCTGCTCCGTCCGGAGATCCATGTTGATTTCATGAATCATGCTTTCATCCTGTGAATCTTCCGGCATGATATAGAAAACAACGTCATTGGTATCAAACGCGGGATCTCCGTCAATGCTCTTCATTACTGACGGCTTTACCATGATGCGCTTTTTCCCGAGCACAAACTCCGTCACATAGCTGTCATAAGCAATGTCAATGGCCTTGAGCTGGTCAATGGCATTGGCGTAAACAGAGACGCCAAGCGGGTTGTCCCCGTCGGTGCTGTTGTTGGCAATGTTCAAGCGGTCAATAACAAACTGCCGCTTGTCGCTGCCGGTGTGGATTGTCGGCGGCACGTTCTCAAAGCCTGCAACGTCCTTGAGATCCACGTCTGACAGATTTTCATTGTTCTTGAGATACAGAACGTTGTCAATGTCATACGTGCCAGATTCGTTCTTGTGGTGGATTTGCAGATAGACGTAATTGTTGCCCTTTATGGTCTTCTCGATGGCAAAAGCGCAATCTATGATTTTCCCGTTGTCCCATGAGAGCGGTATGATCTTCCGCCCGGAGACGTAATCAATTTTGATGCTTTCCCCGTTGCCGGTTAACGCTCCGGTTTCCTCATCAATGGGAACGCCGGAGACGGTGAAAACATAGCCGCCCGTGCCAAGCGCGGCTTTCCGCTCCTGCATCTCATTGACTTTGACAACAAAGTTATTGTCTCTGCACACAAGGTCAAAGAATTCCTGTTCCGGTTCTCCCTCAAGCGTGATCTTGACTTTCTCATTCATGAGAAGGTTTGCCCAGTCTTCACACACTTTCTTTGCCATTCCGACGGAATACCGTTCAAGGCGGACAAACCTTGAACCGTTATAGCATTTGTACTTATGGAAGGAATTGACCTTGCCGGTGTACCATGATTGCCAAACGTCCACGTTCTGCTCATAGAATTCTTTCGGCACGGTATCAAAGCCAAGTCCTTTGAGCTTTTCTAAGATATTCATTAAGCACTGCTCCCGAATGTTTTACTCACACGCTCCATAGCGTACCGGAGCGCGTCAATCAGATGGTTGTTGGCATCCGGATAACCGGAGATCCATTCATCATCTTTGTTTTTCTCATACTCATAGCGTGTGAATTCCTCATACGCTGCCGGGGTTCTCCGCTTGTCTATGACAATCTTCCGCTTTTGCAGCCACTTCATGCCATAATCAACGCTGCCTGGGCCCTTGACGGCCTCTTTCGCGTTTATGCCCATGCTGCGATAGTCCGCAATGCTCTTTGGCTCCGCGCTGTCGCATGTGGTCCATGTGTCATTGTAACCGTGGTCCATGATCCACTTTGCGGAATTCTCATTGCTGAATTTCTGCTGATAGCATTCATCAACAACATAGATTGTCTCCCGCGCCTTATCATAATGAACACGGATAAAAGCGAACGGGTCCGGAAACCATCCCCAGTCAACGCCCTGATAGATCCGGTCAAAGCGTTTAATCTCATCGTCCGTGATTGCGCGGATTTCCAG